GACCCGCCCGGCGCTTCGGGCTCTCTCCCGAGATCACCGATGCAGACATATTCCGAACAAATCACCGCGCACGAGACCAGCCGCGCCGCGGCCATTGCCAGCATGACCGACCTGATGACCAGTGCCGGCGACGAGCACGTGACGCTCACGCCGGAGCAGACCAAGGCGTACGACGAATCCGCGCAGCGGGTGAAGGCCATCGACGCCCACATCACGCGCTTGCGGGAACTCGACGCGCTCAACGCCGACAGTGCCAAGCCGGTGCCGACCACGCCGAACCCGCGCACGCCGGTCGTGCAGGTCAAGGCGAACGTGCCGAAGGGCACGGCGTTTGTGCGCCTGGCCTGCGCGCAGATGGTGTGCCACGGGAACAAGTTCGAGGCCGCGCAATACGCGCAGCGGTGGAACGACAGCACCCCCGAAGTCGCGCTGGCGCTCAAAGCCGCGGTCGCGCCGGGGACCACCACGGACGCGACCTGGGCGGCGCCGCTGGTCAACCGCGTGATCGCGGATGACTTTCTCGAGCTGCTCCGGCCGGCGACCATCATCGGCCGCATTCCCGGGCTGCGCCAGGTGCCGTTCAACTGCAAGGTACCGAGTCAAACCGCGGGCGGGACCTACGGGTGGGTCGGCGAGAGCAAGCCCAAGCCGGTCACGTCGCTCGCGTTCAGCAGCGAGACGCTCGACATCACCAAGGTCGCCGGGATCATCGTGCTGACCGAGGAACTCGTGCGGCTGTCGAATCCGTCGGCGGAGCAACTGGCGCGCAACGACATGATTGCCGGCATCGCGCAATTTCTCGACGGGCAGTTTGTGAACCCGGCGGTGGCGGCGGTGGCGGGCGTCAACCCGGCCTCGATCACCAACGGCGCGGCGACGGCCGCGGCCACGACGAATCCGCTCGCCGACATCATGGGGCTCATCGGCCACTTTTCGAGTAACAACATCCCGGTCGATGGCCTGGTGTTCCTGCTGTCGCCGGCCAACGCGTTGGCCTTGTCCTTCCGGTCAAACCTCGACGGCTCGCCGCAGTTCCCCGGCATCGGCATCACCGGCGGGTCGTATCGCGGCCTCACGTTCATCACCAGCAACACGCTCACCACCAACGTCATCGCGCTGCAGCCCGCCTACGTCCTGATGGCCGACGACGGCGGCGTGACCATCGACGCGTCGCGCGAGGCGTCGCTGCAGATGGACTCGGCGCCGGCCTCGCCCGCTGATGCGACGACCGTCTACGTGTCACTCTGGCAAACTAATAACGTGGGCCTTCGGGCCGAGCGGTTCATTAACTGGAAACGCATCGGCGTCAATTCGGTGAAGTACCTCACCGCCACGGCCTGGCCGTCGCCGACCGGGGAGACGTTCACGGCGACCGTGAGCAGCTCGCGCGGCAAGAAGGACGAGTAACGCGTGAAGCTGTTCGGGTTCGAGCTGACGCGGTCGCGATCGCGGGCGGTGCCTGCGGGCGCGACTGCCGTCAGTGCGCGCGGCGGCTGGTGGCCGGTCGTGCGCGAGCCCTATACCGGCGCCTGGCAGCACAACGCCGACGTGTCGGTGCCATCGGTACTCGGCTCGCCGGCCGTGTTTGCCTGCACGACGTTGATCGCGAGTGACATCGGGAAGTTGCGCTTGCGGCTCGTCGAGCAGGATGCGGCGGGGATCTGGCGGGAGACCGCCAGCCCCGCGTTTTCGCCGGTCCTCCGCAAACCGAACCGCTACCAGATCATCAACAAGTTCCTCGAACAGTGGCTCGTGTCGAAGCTGACGCACGGCAATGCCTACGTGCTCAAGCAGCGGGATAACCGCGGCGTCGTCGTCGCGCTGTATGTGCTCGACCCGCAGTCGGTGAAGCCGCTCGTCGCCCCTGACGGCGCGGTCTATTACCAACTCGGGGCGAGCGAGCTGGCCGGGATCACGCCGGAGGGCACGGCGGTGGCGGTGCCGGCCAGCGAAATCATCCACGACCTCATGGTGCCGTTGTTTCACCCCTTGTGCGGGGTGAGCCCGATTTACGCGTGTGGGTTGGCCGCGTTGCAGGGCTTGAACATCCAAGACAACTCGTCGACGTTCTTCGCGAGCGGCAGCAATCCCGGCGGCGTGCTCACGGCGCCGGGCAGCATCACCGACGAGACCGCGCAGCGGCTGAAAGCCTATTGGGATTCGGCGTACAGCGGCGCGAATGTCGGTAAGGTCGCGGTGCTCGGCGATGGGCTGAAGTACGAGGCGATGTCCGTCAACGCGGTCGATGCGCAACTCGTCGAGCAACTCAAGTGGACCGTCGAGACCGTGTGTGCGTGCTACCACGTCCCGGTCTCGCTGGTGAACAGCCAGCCGGTGCCGTACGCGAACAACGAACCGTTGACCCAGCAGTATTTCTCGCAATGTCTCCAGGCGCTGATCGTCGCGCTGGAGAACTCGCTCGACGAAGGACTCGGCTTGACGACGGTCCCCGATCGCACGCTCGGGACCGAACTGGACATCGACGACCTGATTTGGATGGACGCCAAAGCGCGCACCGACGCGGCGCAGCAGGGCGTCGCGGGCGGGGTGCTGTCCCCGGACGAAGCGCGCCAGAAGTATTTCGGCGTGGGCGCGGTGCCGGGCGGCGATACGCCCTACATGCAGCAGCAGATGTTCTCGCTGCGGGCGCTGGCCGAACGCGACGCCGATGCGCCGTTCGCGAAGCCGGCCCCACCGGCCCCGGCCGACAGCCCGGAGGACGACGAGGACGACGTTGACCTGGGCGCGTTTACGAAACGGCTGACCGCGGGATTGCTGTATGGCTGACCTGTCCGAACGGCTCGCCGATACGGTCTTGTTGGCGATGAAGGCGGCGCTGTCACCCGTGCTTGAGCGGATCGCTGCGCTGGAGGCCCGTCCAGCCGTCCCAGGGCCGCCAGGACCGGCGGGGGCCGACGGTCACGATGGAAACCCCGGCGTGACCGCCGACGCGCTCACGGTGGCGCAGGACGGCGAGGACGAGCGCGTGCTGACGTTCGGGGTGAAGGCGGGCGACACGGTCATCCCGTGGGGCACGGTGCGGCTGACGCTGCCGCGGTACTGCGGCGTCTACGACACCGCGCGCACGTACACCGCGGGCGACCAGGTGACCCATGCGGGCTCGCTCTGGTCGTGCACGGCGACGACCAACATGCGGCCAGGCGGCGGGAGTGGCTGGGTGCTGCAGGTCAAGCAGGGGAAGGGCTGATGGCGGCGCAGTTCGTCACGCTCGCCCAGGCCAAAACGCATCTGCGGATCGCGACGGCGCCGGGCCATCCCGACGACGCCGACATCCAGGAGAAGCTCGACGCGGCCGAGGCGGCCATCCTGCGCTACGTCGCGCGGTCGCCGGCCGGGGCCGCGCTGGTCGTCCAGTGGATCGACGACCTGGACGCGCCGGCCGACTTGCGTGCGGCGGTGCTGCTGCAGCTCGGCGAGTTGTCGCGCTTCCGCGGCGATGACCCGGCGACGCTCGCGCTGTCGCCCGCCCGTGACCCGGCCACCGACTTTGCGCCGGGCGTGGCTGGGCTCTTACGCCGCTTTGGCGATCCGGTGCTCGCATGATGCCCGCCGGCCTGCGCGACAAACGGATCACGCTCGATGCGCCGGGGACGCCCATCGCCGACGCCGACGGCGGATTCCTGGACGGGTATACGCCCTTGGATCCGCCCGACGCGTTCGCGGCCATCGTGCCCATCACGGCGCGCGACCAGGAGCGGGCCTTCGCGGGCACGGTGCTCGCGACGGCGACCCACGAGATCACCGTGCCGTATCACCCGGGCGTGACCATCGAGACGCGCGTCACCTACGTCGACCCGCGCAGCGGCCGGACGCGGGCGTTCCAGGTCACCGCCATGCGCGACCCGGAGGAAGCCGGGCGGGAACTGGTGCTGACCTGCGCGGAGCGGTTGCCATGAGTAGCCGGCTGGTGCTCGAAGGGCTCGACCCGTGGCTGGAGGCGCTGCGGCAGTTACCCGGGGAGCTGCGCGACGAGGCGCGGACGGTCGTCCACGAT